CACCTCATCCTGCGCCGGGCGCATGCCGCGGACTTCGCCGTAGCGCCACAGATCCTTGGAGACGTGAACCGAGAACGCCTGGATCGGATGCACAGGGCGAACGCGGCCCCACTGATCCTTCTCGCGATAGGGCGAGGCTTGCGTGAAGAGCTTGCCCGCGCCAGTGAAGACGCAGCGATACCAGCCGTGTTCAACGTCGATGTGCCACATATCCACGACGAACACGCGGCGGCGCTTACTATCGCACCACTGACCGGAGGGCCGATCTTCAAACGAAGAGTCGGCGTTCATCGTGTTGGAGCCGCCGCCGTCTGCGGTGGATTCCAGAACGTCGAGAATCTTTTGCCGGCGCGCGACTTCGGCCTCATAGGCCTGCTGGATTTGTTGAACCTCAGCCTGCCACATCGTCAGCGCTTGCTGGGCCATCTGCGCCCATTGCATCTGGAACTGCGGCTCGATCGGCTGCGGCGGGATTTTAGGCTGCGGCGGATATTGCGGCTCTGGCACTTTCGGCCCGGCGTACGTCGCCTTCGCCACGTCCAGATCGAGCCACTTGGCAACGCCAAGATAACGCGCATCGCTAAAGTCAAACGCTCGCGAGCGTGGGTCGAAGAAGAACTCTTTCCACTGGATCGGCGTGACCGGAACGTGATCCTTGGCGCCGCCGATCTCGACCGCGGCAAAGCCGATCTTCACACCCTCAAGAACCTTCTCGCCCTTGATGTTGGACCAGCGGGTCTTTTCCTTGATGAAGCGGAGGCAGTCGGTGGCGATCTCGGCCGCCTTCTGATCCTTCGGGGTGCGGGGAAGCGCGCGCGGCTCAGAGCGCGAGCGCTGCTCAACGCCAGAGATGCCGTTCACCTTCCGGCAGATGAAGTTGCGCGTGACCGGCGGCTGGTTGCGGTTCATCAGCTTGGTGAGCTGAGCGCGCGTCCAATGCCCGTAGCCGTCGCCAGCTACGTCGCCGTCATAATATTCCTCATCCCGAATGTGTTGCGCGCGCGCTGGCGCGTACGTGTCAACGGCTTCCTGCCACCAGCTCTTATACTGGTCGAAGCCAAGGCCCTCATATTCAGGCTCGGCTTGCTCGGGCTCGTCTTCGGAGTATTGCACGCGCCATTATTGAGGCGCGAGGCTCGGCGGCGGGGTTAGGGTTTCTTCTCGTCCATCCTCGGCAATGGATTGCGGCGCTCGTACTCCCAATCAATCGACATTGGCGGCAACCCAGCCTGTTTTCGACGGCGCACAGCCATGGCCTTCTCGAACTGACGGCGCTCGGCTGGCGTCCAGTCTGCGCTCTTGAAGATGTCGGTCATGCCGCAATCCGATAGGCCATGCAGACGAACACGCCGTTTTGTTCTGCCGCGTCAACAGTGTCCGCCGAGATGCCGTACATCTCCCTGAACTTTTCGATCACACGGTCGCGGGCGCGCTCTTTCAGCAGCTTCGGAATGTCCTCATTCTTGCCGCTCGCGGCTTTCACCATGTTGCGGATGTTTTGCTCGGGGAGGCCTTGCGGCTTGTCGGAGCCCATCTGGTCAAAGGTGTATGTCATGCCTTCACCCTACTCCGCTTCGCGATCTTCCTCAAATCCCGCCGCAACCGTTTTGCAGCGGAAGCCTCAAACAGAAACACGATGCGCAGCCATCTTACCCACTGGATCATGAGGTCATCCAATCGCCGCCGGTTGAGCGTTGGCCAAAGCCGTAGTCGCTCGGCTTGGTTTTCTCGACCGGGGCGGCCTTCGTTGCAGGGTGCGCTTCATCCAGCGCGCGGCCCATGAGCGAGGCGGTATCAACCTCATCGTCATGCTTGCCGGCGGGAAAGCGGATCAGCTCTTCAATGAAGCCGTCGCCTTCTTGTCCTTCCGGCACATGAACCATCTTCATGGCGGCGCGGGCTTGGAAGCCTCGAGCGCGAGCGCTCTTATCGGTGATCGAAGGCAGCCATTCCCAGCGGCAATAGACACGCCTCTCTTGGCTGCGGCGCATCAAGTACGGCTCGACGGACTTTTGGATGACGCCGCTCTCGCCGAACCAAGCGAAGGGCCGGTGCGCGTGCACCAGATCAAGCAAGCGTTCGATCCAGACGTCAGACGTGGTTTGCCCGCGCCAGCCTGCGATGAGCCAGATGTGGCCGTGCTCATCGATGCCCCAGACGCGGTGAACGGTGAAGTCGCCCTTCCCTTCAGAGACGGCGTAATCGCTCGTGCCGAAGATAGAGAGCCGCGCTGGCTTTTCTTCAGGCTTGTAGCGCTTGAACCAATCGCGGTGGAAGAAGTCGCCCTCATCCGGCGCCGGGCTTTGCTGAAAGAGCGCATGCCAATCGCGCGGGATGGAGCTGGCCTTGATCCGCTCCAGCGCTTTGATGGGATAGAACTCAGGCCACAGCGCTTCGCCGTTTGCGTTGATCGCGGGCAGCGTCAGCACATCCCACTTGTCGCCGCCCTTGGCTTCCTGCTCCAAGAGCCAGCCCGAAAGATCGTCTTCGTGCCAGCGTGTCTGAATGACGATGATCGCGCGCGGCAAGCGCGACAGGATCGAAGACGAATACCACGACTTGACAGTTTCACGTCGAACCTGGCTGTCGGCTTCTTGGCGATCCTTCAACGGATCATCGATCAGCACAACGGGGCCAACGGTGCCGCGGCCGGTGATTGCTGTGCCGACGCCGGCCGCGATGTAGTAGCCGCCCTGCTCCGTGCGCCAGAAGCCCTTGGCTGTGGTGTCTTCCTTCAGTTCGATGTCAGGAAAGAGCGCGCGATATTCTGCAGCGCGCACGATGTCTCGCACCTCGCCGCCGAACTCGGACGCCTTGTCCATGTTGTAACTGGCTGAGATGATCGAGAGTTCTGGCTTGATGCCAAGAAGCATGGCCGGGAAGCGACGCGACGCCAGCTCACTCTTGCCGTGGCGCGGCGGCATGTTGATCATCAGGCGATCGATCTCACCCCGCGCAACCGCATCCAGCTTGTTGGCGATGAGCATGTGGTGCCAAGCCGATTGGTAGCTTGGCAGCGTGTACTCAGTGAACCCGATCAGGCCCGTCCGGGCCGCTCTCCGGCGTAGCAGTTCCTTCGCTGCTTCCTGCCGCGATACTGAGGAGTTCGGCGTCGGAGAGATCGCCCGCGCGACCGATGGCGCCACTATGTACAACCTCTTGCTTGAACATGCCGAGTTCCTTGCCGATCAGCTCGGCAGAGCGAAGCACGTTCTTGGCGTCGAAAACGTAGGCCGGGACCAACTCGCCCTCGCCGTTTTCGACCATGACAATCTCACCTTTGCGGTCGAGAACCGGCGCGGCTTGGCGGCAGCGCTCGAGCGTATCGACCAACGCTTCCAGCACGTATTCTTTGGAGATGGTGGAGCGCTCAATCACCGACTGGATAACCGAGCGCTTCAGCGCGTCGATGCGAGCCTTGACCTTTTCCGACCCTTTCAAACGAGAGGCGTTACCCTCGTTCGGCGTGTAACCAGCTTCAACGTAGGACTCGGCGACGCCTTTTCCTTCAGCTATCGCCTGCGCGAACTTCTCGTGTTTGACGTTCTTCAGCGGCTCTCCGCTGCGATCGCGCGGCTTGCGCTTACGGCCCGCGTTGGGTCTTGAGCCCCCTCGCTTTGATTGTTTGATTTCATCGGCCATGGGGCCAAGTATTCAAACGGAAATCAAACGCGCGGGGTTCAGGGCTGCACAATCAGCGGCGCGGCCTATTGGGAGCCTGATAAGGCTGCGGGTTGCCTTGCTGGCGCGAGTAGATGTCGCCCGATTGACGGAGGCGAGCGCGGCGCGCGTAGGCTTGGTAAATATCCTCGCGGGGCGGGGTCGGCTCACCGAGGGCGCGAGAGTAGAAATCCTCTTGCGGAGGTGGTGCGGATTCCGCGTAGCGGGAGTAAATGTCTCCGCCTTCAGACGGACGGACCGGCGCGTCCTGCATTGTCGCCCGAGGCGAACGGTAGCGTCGGCCCATTCCCTGCTGCAGCCAAAACTCCTCCATCGCGAGGCGTTCTTCTTCAGTGAGAGGCTGGCTGCGGGGGTCCATGTCGATTTCCTGCGCTACGGCTGCGACGGCAGGTTTA